CAGGGGTTCTACAACTTGATCAAGAACAACCCCAATCTGGCGCGCCAGTATCAGGGTGGCTTAAAGGGCTACCTTGGCAAGTCGATGTACCAAATGCTGATTGGCAATATGCCCCAGACGTCTTTTGTTAGCAGTCTACTCAAAAATGGCAGCGGCGTTCTCAAGGGCTCTTCCTCTTGACAACAATTCCAGCAAGCAAAGGAGGTGATTAAAATGAAGTGCGGAACGAAAAAGGGTTCGGGCAAAAAGCGCCCGCGCTGATAGGCTGACAGCTCTCAGCCTCTGCCAGTCAGGCACCAGCCTGCGGCAGGCAACGCCAGCACCGTCACAGGGCTGGCGTTTGTCTTTAGCTCGTTTGCTCTTTGGCCGTCCAAGCTCTAAGGAATACATCAAACGACAGCTCAACTGTCTTGATGCGCCACTTGTTCTTGTGCTTGTCCCATCCGTGTACCTCGATCAAGCCTCCGCACCTGTACCACATCTCTGCTTCTGGCTGGGCAGTGATCTTGTTGATGCGTGCTGACATGTTCGAGCGAGATGTCACTTGAACAGCCAGCGGATGCATTGCATGCCCAGATTCCTGAGCAGGCAATGCAAGCAGATCAAAGACGTTAAACAGGTCCTGCCTGATCCGTGCGTGCGGATTCCATTTCTCGACTACAGCGACCGTGTAGCCTTCCTCGCGCAGGTACTTCAGGCTTCGCTGCGTGGGGCTGGATGCCATATCAGGGGCCGGGGAAGAATGTGTGGGGCTTGATGATTGTGATGGCCTGCTCGCAGGCATCGTGCATCTTGCCCTTCATAGCAACGTTTGCCTTGATCTTGACGGACTCCAGCTTCTCGACAACAGCCTGCATCATCGCACGCATGCGGGCTTCTTCGCGCGCATCGACTAGCTGCAACTGCTGCACAAGATCCTTACGACGTTCTTCGGCACTGCGCACACGGCGCTTAGGTTTGATTTGGGGTTCCATGGGGCCGAACTCTACCGCAATCCAAGAGTAAAAGAAAGAGCAGGCTGAGTGAGAGATCCCAGCCTGCTCCGCCCCTACCCAATGACAAGGGGCTTCCCTCTTGACCTAGAGGGCGGATCGAGTCCTAGTCCTCGACCTATGACCGCGCGAAATGTAGTTCGATTCGCAAGAACCGTCAAGCCGAAAGTTGACTTTTGTTGTCGGCGCTACCATAGTCCACGGCATGACCAAGAGAGTACACGGTGATCCGGGAACGGAGAAGGACTTCTTATGCCTCGTCATGACATCGCCGCACCTAGTGGCGGAAGCGTCGGAACTTGTTCCGGTTGACGCACTTACGGGAGAGCGGGCCAAGCTCCTGTACGGTGCGGTGCTAGCGCTGTCGGCCCGGAGCCAAGTCGTGGACATTGGAACGGTGTCGGACGAGCTTCAGGCGTCTGGCTCGCTCAAGAAGGTTGGTGGCCGGGTCGCCATTGCCGAGATCCTCGGTCGGGGCGTCAACGACGCATACTTCAACCACCTGTGCCAGAGGATCCGCCTCCATGCCGCGCTCAGGGACATGGCTGCGGTGGCGACGGAGGTCCTTAGCGAGAGCGAGAACCTTCGGCCCGAAGAGTCCGTTGTCTACGACGCCATCGACAAGATGCAGGGCAAGCTGTCCGACATCGTAAGCCGTGGCCGGAGCGACGACGTCGGGTACGCCAACCCAGAAGCGCTGTCTACCGCAGACAGACTGGTTCAGCCGGTTGAGACCAAGGGCCAAGGCGTCATGTCCGGGTTCCCGGATCTCGATGACGTGCTTCGCGGGTTCAGGGCCGGTCAGCTCATCTTGCTTGCCGCGCGCTCTCGTGTAGGCAAGACGAGCATGGCGTGCGACCTGATTCGGCAGGTGGCCGCTCAGGGCTATACCGTGGTGTTCTTCTCGCTTGAGATGACCCGTGGTGAGATCTGGGAGCGGATGATCTGCGGGAGCGCAGGTGTCAGCCTGCACGCGCTCAAGTCTCGTCAGGCCACGACACAGGAAGCCACGCGCATCCGGGACGCGGCCAAGGAGATTGCCGGTGCCAACATCATCGTCAAGGACAGCCCGGACGTAACGCCCCTGTCTATGCGCGGGTTCTGCCGCAAGGTCCAGCACAAGCAAGGTCTGGGCTTGGTGGTCGTTGACTACCTGCAGTGCATCAAGTCCGGCAAGGACAAGCACAACCGGTACGAGGCGGTGTCTGAGGTCAGCCGCCAACTGAAGGTGATGGCGCGAACGCTGAACTGCCCCGTGATCGCGCTAGCCCAGCTGAACCGCACAGCAGAAGACGAGTCTCCCCGCCTCAACCATCTTCGGGAGTCTGGCTCTCTCGAACAGGACGCTGACGTGGTGCTGTTGCTCAACCGGCCCCACCTGTTCCGTGACGACGAAGACCCGACACTGGCAACGCTTGACATTGCCAAGCACCGGAACGGGCCGTGTCAGGTTGTGAACATGACGTTCGACGCTGACGTGGTGAGCTTCAAGACCCGATTGCCTCAGGTCGAAGACTTCACCAAGGTGTCCCAGCAATCCCCGGTCGCTCCTCCGGCACGCAAGAAGCGCGGTGGCGATTGGTGGGACAACAACGCCTACGACTAAAAAGACCGGGGGAGCAGCCGTCTTATATCCAGCTGCTCCCCCGAGACGCGATTGGCCATGTGCGATACAGGCCCAAGCCAACCTTTGCCTACAGCAGTGTAACGTCGATACGCGGTCCGTCAAACTTGTCTTCGTCCATAATCTTGTTGCAGATCTCAGCGTTCTGCTTCATCCACTCTTTTGTGGTGCCGCCCTTGCTGATCTGGCACAGGTCCGGTCGGTTGTCGTAGATACGGCACCTGCTGTCTTCTCCTAGGAAGACACAAGACCCATCGTCGCGCATGAACTGACGGGGCCAAGCAGGCTGCCGCCATACGCGACGGCAGCAGCCTCCACAGCTCGTACAAGGGAACTTAGCTGACTCGCTCACTTCGGTGCCTTTGTGCGCCTAGTTACTTAGCAAAGGTTTCGTTTTGCTTTTTCAGCTCAGAGTGGATTCCGTCAAGCTTCACAAAGAAGGCCAACGACCACCAATAGGCTAGCACCGCAGCAGAACCACCAAATGATGATGCTGCAATGGTCCCGGCCACAGACAACAACGCTAGTAAAAGAGACTTCATTGCTCGATCACTTCTTTAGCTGGCGAAAAACACGGAACGTGCTGGTGCTAGCCTCGCGCGCCGGGGTCTTGCGGGTCTGGGGCAGATAGCTAAAGCCGTCTCCTTCCTCGAACCGACCGACCTCTGCGTCGCCCATCGCCTCTAGGATCTTGGCTCGGGCATGACGCTGCATCTCTTCTCCGGCATCGGCCATGGCCTTGCCTTCGTCTAGCATCTCGCCGTACATGCGAAGACTTGCGTCCAAGGATACTTCCTTGTTCTCGGCCCGCACAACGTCTTTGAGTGCTTCAAGGTCCTTGGCGTACTGTGCCGGGGGCGGCACGCGCTTCACGATGTGGTCGTTCCAGAAGTTGACCAGCATCGTCGTAGCCCAGTCCTCCCACGCTAAATCGCGGTCGAACTTGTACACGTTGACAGACGGAGGAATCAGCGCGGACACCATGCCGTAGTCAGCGTTGGCCATCATCGCGTACAAACGGGCCTGAGTCTGCGGACCAATCGGGCACTCGTCGCCCCACGGGTCGTGAAACACAGGCGCCTTCAGCTCAATGACTGCTTTTTGCGGTGCCGTCTGTCCTTCTGCGTAGCCTGAGCAGAAAGCGTCAGGCGTGCCTACGATGAAGCTGTACTGGTCATGCACGATCATGCGGTTGTTGGCCGCAATCAGGATGTCGGGGTACTTGTCCCCAAGGATTTCCAAGTGCAAGCGCTCGCTCTTGGTGCCCCAGTCAAACAGCTCTTGCAAGCTGTCGTCTACGTCCTCGGGCACGTCCTTGCCATCAAGCTCGTTCGTGATGCGGATGTACTCGCTGAGCGGAGTGCCGCGCACGCCTCGCATGCTCGGGTACAAGATGTTTGCAGCGGTGCTGCAGTTGATCTTGCCCTTGCGCGCTACTCGCCAATCAGGCGAGCCGTGAATGATGTCGGTCAGAATCACAGCGCCCCCTTGCTCTGCAGGTCATGCACCACCATAAGCGCGTACTCTTCCATGGCGCTCGGTTGCTTGCCTTGCTTGAACTGCTCGGCAATCTTGTTACCGAGCCAACGCAGATAGCCTGAGCCCTCGTTGCTCGCGGCCAGCGCGCGCAGCGTCATGCCCTTGTGCTTGCCAAACGGGAGCGTCTGTGCGTACGCGGTCTCGGGGCTGTACGCATGCGTGATCGGAACGCCGTTGACCTCAGTCACGCCGACGACCTCGCCGGTCGCTGAATCAAAAGGGACCGTGTCTTCTTCCCCTTCAAACTTGCTGACGAGACGGTCCATGAAGCCATCGTCCCCGGACTGAGGCTCCGGAACAGGCTGGGGCTTGGGGGCTAGCGCGCGCTCAATGCGCTGTGCCTTGACCGGGGGCGCAGATGCCGCCGTGTTGCGCTCGGTCTTGGACCACAGCTCCAATGCCACGCCAAAGCGCATAGCCGCGTTGCGGAGCGCGTCACCGATCAACTGCTTCTCTGCGTCAAAGGCGGTTGACTCCACGCTACCGTAGCCAAGGCGCGTCACCCCGCACACAGTGAGGCGGATCCACAGGCCGATAGGCTTGCCGCTCTTGTCGCGCTCAAACTCCGGCACGCCCTCGTGCCAGCGGCAGGGCTGCCAGTTCCATTCCGGGTCAATGTCAAGCAGGCGCTCAGTGATGTCGGCGTGCCCGACGTAGTCGAGCATCGCGCCGCCCTTGGGCTTGCGGCTGATCTTCTCGGGAGGGAACGGTGTACGAAGGGCCTGAAGCTTGGCTTGGCGTTCCAGTGCAGCGGCCTCGTTCGCGGCCACAGTAGCCTTGTCTTGGTCAAACATTTTGTTGGTCATAGCCTAGTGTTGAGTGAAAGCCCCGGCACCTTGCCAAGGCGTGCGCGGGAGTGTACTCTACCGCCGTCCAAGGACAAGAACGAAAAATGGAAGACGAAACGCTTTTTGAGTACCGCGACAACTGCTGCGTGACCGACGGCAGTGAGCGCTGTTCCCGGCCCGTGTTTATCCAGTCGTGCTCGGCATGGCTGAAGAGGCCGTTGTGCCGCATGCACCACGCCCGTGTCATTCGTCACGGATCGCCCGGGGGCGTCGAGTCTAGGTGGCGTGCTCCCTCTCGCAAGAGGGACCGGCGAGGCAAGGACCTGCACAACCGGCTTTCCATGTGGGTCAAGAAGTACGGTGACGAGTTCCGTATCCGCAAGATCACGCTCCCGATTGCCCCGATCAGGATCAAGACCGCGTGGATCGCGCAGCACAAGCAAGCCGACGGCCCTAGACAAGGCGCTCATCTAGAGGCACAGCACGACAACACGGTCCGCGCGTGGCAAGAGCGAGGATGGGTTCAGCTGTTCCCGGTAGACGATGGCGACACATACAAAGTCAGCGTCATGATGCGCTATACTCAGGACGGAGAACTTTATGGCTGAACAGAAACCGCTGAAGCTCGTTGTTGGTTCGCCTAACACCATTGCCGAGATGAACTCTGCCTCGGACACCATCCAAGAGGCGCTTCTCCCGGGCACCGTTGCAAAGCTGACCGCAACTCAAACGCTGGTTAACAAAACCATTAGTAGCCCGGCGATCAGCTTGATCGAGAGCAAGGGTGCAGCCAACGCCACCATTGTTCAGTTTTCAAGTACATTAGGATCCACCGTTGGATCTGCCTGTGACCACGTCAAGATCGTTAACGCCGCAAGTGGTACCGGCGGGACGCTGCAGGCCGAGAACTCTGGTGCGTCAAACGTAGACCTAAACCTTGCTGGAAAGGGCACGGGCAAAGTCAAGGTAGGCGGGTCCGAAATCGTCACTGCTACAAGCACGACGATTATGACCAACAAGACCTTGAACTCTCCGACCATTGTCACGCCGACGATTAGTTCATCTGGATTTGCAAGCGCCAATCACGGGCATATCGACACGGCTTCGGGCGGCAGGCTCTCCGGAGCCGCTATCAGCAGTTCTGTGCGCGGTGTTGCGCTGCACTCAAGCACGCCTTTTGCGTTGATGCCGACGGCGTCTTCGTACAAGACTGCAAGCGCTGGCGGGGCCGTTAACAACTGGACCGGAGCTATCCCAGCGCTGTCGGATTTTTCAGACAGCGAAACGTCGGGCGCGTTTGGTGGTCAGCCCTACATGACGACTCGCAGTCGTCTGTCTTACCTGAACTACATCAACACAAACCTTAACACCGGCACCACCGGCTACATTAGCTTTGGCCCGCAATGGCGTATTTCGGGGCCTGCTAGCGGGGCTAACGCTCAAGAACAAGCCGGTCACTACACTAACTGGCTTGGCCCAGCGGCTTCGGCTACAGCGGGCGCGGGGCCCTACGAAACTCAGTACTACACATGCACGACAGTGGGGTCGTCTTCGGTCCTCAACGCCTCCGGGGTCGGCAAGTGCTTTGAGATGCGCCTTTCCGGAAGACTTGTTACCACAGGCACGTCTACGGTGTGGAATATTGGCGTTGTCCCACCAACCGGCACAACTACTCCAGCTACGCTTTTAAGCACCGCGGCGCTTGCCGCGGGAACGTATTCTGTTTTTGTTTCTGTTGTATGCACTATGGTTACTTCCAACACAATGTATCAAGCTGTTGCATCTGCGCAGGTTGTAAACTCTGCCGGAGCGCTTCAAGCGTTGATTGGAAGCTACTCTTCCCTTATCAACCCTGTTTCTCCGGACAGCACCGTGCGGTACTTGTCAATCGGCATTGGCAATAACACTGCAATGGCGACCGGCACTCCTAGTTTTTTTGGCGTCTTGACCGGCATGGAGCTGAACTGATGCCCGGCAGCATCCAAGTTACGACTTACGCAAACAACAACGCGACCCAGCGCGAAGTGTTTACGGACTCGTCTGGCTCTATCTACGTCGTCAACAACGCTGGCTCGCAGATCGCGGTCGCCAACACTCCGGACACGGACCCCACACTCGGTGGCCAGTTGTTCTTGTTTGACGTGAACGGCACGTCTCGCCTCATTGGCTGGTACGCACTGACGCCGTTTGAGGCCACGTCGGAGATCTACTCGCTTGCGTACCAGATCTCTAGTGGCGGGCTGCTGGCGTGCATGATCGCAACCAGTACGCTGGCGCCGTTCCAGTACCCAAATGGGCCTGACGTCATCCCCGGCAACGTGCATCAATGGAGTAGCTGATGATCGCCCCCATGAGAGGTGAGTTCTACGAAGGCGCAGGCGTCTATCTCAAAGCACGCTTGTCCGGTGGCGACAACAACCTGATTTCGTCGAGCAGCTTTACGTCTGCGGTGTCGAGCAACATCGCTATTTCTGTGTTTGATAGCACAGATTTGACTGCATACGCTAGCGCAGGCACGAGCGGAACGTCATTGCCCGATACGCTAGTCCCGGTGTACTCGGCCAGCGTTGCCTACACCAACATCATCATTCCCTTGACCTTGAACGGGTGGTCAGAGGACTTGATCGGGTACAACTTCACTTACACGTTCACGACCCAGTATGCGTTCCAAGGCGGCCACTCGTACCGTGTCGAGTTCAAGCTCAATACCATCAATGGCAATGTCTACGCGGTGTTCGAGCTTGCGTGCCGTTCTACTGGCAGTTGACTGGCTCGACGTAATCAAGTCCACGGCTATGCTTCCATGTCGGCTTGTGCTGTTCATGGTCCCAGCAGTTTACGAGCATGGATGTACTGCCGTTCTTCATCAGCCTTACGTCGAGAACGCGGCCAGTACACTTCGTCGGCTTGACTCCCGTGTGCCGGGTGTAGGACACGACAACGCCGACCCAGTTGAGCGTGCTTCGGATGTACGGAAGAACTGACTTGGGGACGTAGACTAGCTGCCCGTTTTCTGGGGCTTGCTCGGACCTAGACTTCCTCGTCTCCTTGTTCGTCATCCGCAAGGAGTGTTTTTCTGTTCTCGTCTCTTCCGGGTCTGGGGAGATGGGCGTACCAGTGCTGTTCAGGTGGATCGTCTTCGTACTCATGATTTCTATCGCAGTTGACTGGCTTGCCGCACGATGCGCAGGTGACTAGCTTACCCGAATCAGATTTTAGGTCAGTTGACTGGCTCGCCCGGGTTGGTTGGTTGGCCGGACCGGCCGCCTCGCGGCCCGGCGAGGCATCGACCCCTTGGCCCGGCCCCTGACCCCTTGACCCGGTCACCGGTCGGAGCCGGACCCCTTGACCGCGCAACCGGGGACCGAACTCGTCACCAGCGGGGCGGCCTTCGCCCCGGACGTAGTCCAGTTCGGCCAGCAGCATCGGCACCCGGCCAGCGTCGCGAAGTACCCCGGTCGTCGTCAGCGCGTCCACGTCGCGCCGGGCTCGGCCGATGGCCTCGCGGATGGCGTCCCACTCGAGCTGCGCGTCCGCGCGCTCGGCGTTGTCCCCGTGCCGATAGGACCGCACAAGCCGCTCGCGCTCCGCCAGCGCGAGCGCCTCCAGCGTATCCCGGACGCCTGCCCAGTACGCTGCCGGGATCACCGGCGGCGGCTTGGGACCGATGCTCAAACGCGCCCAGCGCGCCCAGCGCACTGCGCAGCGTGCCGCGAACCCAAACGCCTTCCCGCGCATGCGTGCAGCCTAGCGGCCCTCAGCGCGCGCCACAACGCAGCGCGGGCGCCGCAGGCCCGAAGACCCGCGACGCCCGCAGCGTTTCTACCACCGGCCAGCCCGTGCGATCAGGGCGACCAGTCGAGCCCGGTGACCTCGGTCGGCTTGCCGTCGGGGTCGATGCTGTAAACGCGCGGGGCAGCACCGGCGGCGGGGTAGTTCCGGATGATGGCGACGGCGACGGCTTCGGGTAGGTCCACGTGACGGCCTTCTCGGTTGGTCGCCATCAGGAGCGCGTCGCCGTAGATCGGCACCTGCGCGAGCGCAGACGCGCGCGCGTTACCGGCCGGGTGATCGACAAGGGCGCCCTCGTCGTCGATCCATAGCGCGAAGTGCATGCCCCCGGGCGCGTCATGGACCCGGACCGTATCGCCGTAGGCAGCACCTACCGCGCGATTCAGCTGCTCGTACCCTGACGCGGTCACTGCGCCCAGCTCGGCGTTGCCGTCCGCCGGGATTCGGATACAGAGCGGCATCAGTTCAACCCCTCCCCGGGTCGGCGCGCCGCCGGTGCAATCGCGTCGCCGGTCCATGCGTGCAGGCTGAGGAAGCTGACCATCGCGTGCGCCATCCCGGCGCGCGCTTGCAGCTCGTCGGCTTCGGTGCCTTCGGTCTGCTCCCACTCAATCCGGGTGTCGAGGATCACGGTCCAAGCTTCGTGAGACGTACACATGGCCAGCGCCATCCAAAGGTTGACCCCGGTCGGTGACGAACGCACGACGCGGTCGCGCAGCGCGTGCAGCGCTTGGACGTCGGCCTGCGAACATGCATCGACCAGTGCGCGCGCGACTTCCGGCATCGGCACGCCGTCAACCTTGAGCCCCCAGAACTCTTGCACGCCCTCGTGCAATGTATGCGCCGGGATCATGCGTCACCGCCTTCGGCGTCGCGCTCGGCGCGGTCTGCCGCGCGCATATCGCGGACGAGCCGCTCGAGCAGCTGCGCGGCTTCCGACGCGCGCGCTTGCGCGTTGCGCCACATCGTGCGGGTCTCATTCTCCGCAGCCATTGCCGTGCGCTGGCTGCAGACCTCCAGCGCGTGCAGCGCGTGAGTGTGTGCCAACTGCGCTTGCACTTCCGCAGTGCGCCGGGCCATCGCTTCAGTCTTGTCAAGTTTTCTTGTCATGGTCATGGTCTCGTTTCGGTTCGCGCGGCGTCCCTGAACGCCGCAGGTATTGGGACGCGCGCGCGGCGACCTGCCGCGTGCGCCGCTCAGGGCCTAACCCACTGGCTGACCAGCAGCGTCCATCAGCGCGACGAACTCGGCGCCGGTCAGCGCCTCGAGCAACCCGCCAGCCGACGTACGCAGCACGACGCGCCAGCCCTCGTCAGCGTCCGGGGCCAGCGCGTTGCTCTCGACGATGATGTACGCACAAGGGCAAGACGCCTTGCGCAGGAACGACTCGCGGTCGTCCCTGCGCGTCTCGCCGTCGGTGAGGACCACAACGAGCTGCCGCATGCCAACGCGCGCAGTCGATTGCAGTCGGCCCATGCGCGGCGCTGCGCTGTGCGTCAGGTCCGTGCCGCCGCTCGGCTTGCTCGGCGCGAAATCGCAGTCTAACGGCTGCGACCAGTTCAGCACCGGCGGCTGCTCGTCGCTGCAGTTCTCGCCGTTCCATGCGTCCACGGCGGCGTCATGCCCGGCGGCGCGCAGCGCGCGCACAAGCTGCGCGGCTGCGACACCCAGCGACACGGACATTCCACCCGTGCTGCCACTCACGTCCACAAGCAACTGCACGGCTACCGGCTGGCGCCCGGCACGTCGCGTGCAGAGCGGCGTGCGCAGCGCGCCGACGGCCCAGCCAACGAGCGCGGGAGACGCTACGCGCGCGCCGAACTCATCCACGACGGTGTTGGCGTCGGCATCCACGCGCACGGCCTCGGCAAAGTCCTGCGCGCCCTGCGAGAGCGGCGAGCGCTCGAGCGCCTGCCACTTCCCGCACGAGTAAGCGCCGGAGTACCCGGCCCCGCCGGTCTTCCGCTCGTACCGCTCACCAGTCTGCTGCTCGACGGCGTCCAGCAACCGGCCTTCCCGGTACCAGTTCTGCGTTGTCGCGTCCAGCAAGTCACCGAACGACTGGACGGCGCTGCCGTGAGTGTCGCCCTTCCGGTTGGCTGCGGCTTGCACCGCGCACCACGCGGTCATCGCAGCGCGGTGCTTCTGCTGCGCCTCGACAGACTCCAGCGCTGCGGCGTCGGCCTTGGCCATCACCTGAGCCTCCTCGGCGGTCAGCTCGGCAGCCTTCGCGCTTGCGTCCATGCGCTCACGCGCTTCCTGCAGGCGCTGCTCGGCCTTCACTGCTGCCGTCCGGGCCTCGTTCAGAGCGCGAGTGGCGCGGGACTTCTCGCCCCGGTTGCCGGTGCTGCCGTCGAGCATATCCCGTTGCGCCTGAGCCCGGGCCAGCTCGCAGCGCTTGGAGTCGTTCCACGCTTGTGCGTTTTGAAGCTCGGCCTCGGCGTGCTGGACCGCCGCCGCGCGACGGCGAAGGGCTGACGCCTGGTGGGTTAGCTTCGAGCTTCGGGCGCTCGTCTCCGAACACACCTGGGCCGACTTCGCAACTTCGACGGCGGCATCCACTTCGCTGCGTTCGATCGCGAACAGCACGAGCCACTCGTCAACGCTCAAACGGTCGAGCACGGCGAGCGGAAGCTTACCGGCTTCAGCGATAACGTGCCGAGCCCCATGATGCTCACCGGCGGCGAACAGCTTGGCTGCAGCCTTGCCTCCGTAGTTCACCAGAAGGCGCGACGCAGTCAGGGCGGCGACGTTGTCCAGCAAGCTGGCGCCGTTGTCATTACCGGCGAGTCGCATGACGACGGCCTTGCCAACGCAGCTAGCGTGGTAGTCCCGCATCCGGTTCGGCGCGATGGTCATGCCGCCGAGCGTGTGCCCTTGGGGCGCGGTCAGGGTGAAGGCGCTCACAGCGTCACCCCCGTCGCCTTCAGCGCGGCGAAGCGCTCACGAACTTGGTCAGCCGCCTTCACCGGCAAGGCGTCGATGAGCGCGAGCCCCCAAGCTTGCTCCGGCTGCAGCCCGGCCTTGAGCGCCGCGAGCACGCGCAGGCCCATGCGCGGTGACGGCGGCACGTCGTGCGCGCCGCACTTGAACAATGCGCGGGCCTCGACCAAGTGAGCAAGCGCCCACCGGCTGCTCTTCTCGTCGTAGCCGTGAGCGGCGTACAGCTTGACTTCCACGTCCTCCGGCAAGTAGTCCGCTGCGATGAACAGCGCGCGGCCCTTCAGCGCGGTGCTGATGGTCTGCACCGAGTAGTTGCCGCCACTATCCCGGCGCAGCCCGTTGCACGTCAGCACGACGCGGAAAGCGGGGTGCGCCACTAGCTGCTCGCCCGACAACAGGCGCGCGCTTGCGTCCCGGTCGAGCACCGAGTGCAACGCACCGACGACGCTGGCGTGGACTAAGTCGAACTCATCCAGAATGAGCGTGCCGCCGTCGCGCATGGCGCGAGCCACTGCGCCCTCCACAAACGCGAGGCGCCCGGCTTCCGTGCCGGTCCACGGCCGGTCAAGCAAGTCCTCCCGGGTTGTGGCAGCGCTACACTCCACGGTGTACACGGGACGCCCGCGACGCGCTGCAGCATGGCGCGCGGCGAACGTCTTCGAGCTGCCAGACGGGCCGCTCATAATGACGCAGCGCGTGCCGTCCACGTCCATCACCTTCAGCGCGGCGTCGAGCGCGTCGCACGTCGGCGTGCGGGTGTACTTGTCGCTTGCGCCCAGCGCGTCAGGGCGGGCGTGAGGTAGCACGTTGTCAAGAGCCCGGCGCGCGTCGGCGGTCAGGTCCTCGATCACGGCGCGGACCTCCGCGCGCACTGCGTCGCGATCGAGCGCCGGGGCGGTGGCTTCTGCCGCCATCAGCGCTGCCAGTTGTTCAACGGCGTGCAAGGCGGTCGCCCGGCGGACTTGGGAAGGGTTCACGTTGGTCATGGTCAATGCTCTCGGTCATCCCGGCGCGGACCGGCCAACGCACCAACGCGGCGCGCTCGAACGGTCAACAATCCGGGTGCCATCTTCTACACCGTCCATCGTCACAATGCAATCGCGGCTTGCCAACAATCCCGGGAACGTCGTGCCGTCGTTGTAGGTCCGTCCCGGGCGCCGGGCCCCGGGCGGGACGCGGAGCGCTGCGCACGTCGCTGCACGCGCCGGGGTTGTGACGGGTTGGGCGAGTCTGGTTGGGCCGCCGGTCACGGGTCGCCGGTTGGGCCGGTTGGATCGTTCCCAGCCCGTCCACGGGCCGGGCCGGTCGGCCTTGGCTGCCGCCGTCCACGGTGCCCGGGGTGCCGTGCTCGAGGGGTGCGCGACGCGGGGCGCGAGGGGTGCGCATGGTGCGCATGATGCGCGCGGGGAGCGCGGGTGCCGACCCCCACCCCCGACCCCCAGCGCGGGGGACCCAACGGGGGGCCGATATTATTTTACTCCCACTCACATCCACGGAAAGGGCGGTCTATGCTACCGTAGTCCACATGCCGAGGAAGCTGAACCTTACGGACGTTGCAGAGACGGTATCAAAGTTCAAGCCTAAGAAGCCTAAACAGAAGCCCGAGTCGTCACCGGAGAGCCGGTTGGTTTCTAGGGCCAAGAAGGAGCTAGAGAAGCCTAGCAGTGAGCCCGTGAGCTTTAAGCTGTCCACGCTCCGCGAGCTGGTGATGAAGGAGCTTGAGGCTAACGAGGGACTGAATGCAAAGGCAGTAGCTAGGACCCTAGTAGAGAAGGCTATCGAGGGAGATGCCTATTGCATGAGACTGCTGATGGAACGTGTAGATGGCCTGTTGCCGAAGTCGGTGAGTGTCAATGGCCAGATCGCTGTCGGTCAGGTAGTGACGCTAGTGGATACTAGGTCTTTGAATGTAGACATGCCTGCATTTGTCCGTGATGTACAGTCAGTAACGACTGTAAGAGGGGAAGGGGTATCCCCTTCCCCGCTCCTATCGTCGCCCCCCATCCCCGTAGAACCGATTGTTACAGTAAAGGCTGTAGCTTTAGAAGCAGCTGTAGAGGTTCTTGGAAACGAATTACCTGCCTGAATAGCAACTAGAGAGAGTGCCCTCATCCCCCTTCCCCCTTCTCCCAAAGCATATCATCACCAGCAAGCGTGTCAAGTAACAACAGTGTAAAACCTAATCAACAGGTAGAGGTACGGGGGGCGCCAGCAACTCTATGGGACATGGTACAGAAGCCGGGCGTGGAGAGGTCCCGGGAAGTAGTGATTGCGGGCCCGGGCGGTACTGGCAAGAGCCGGGGGATTGGTCACTTCCTCTGGTGGGTGATGAACACCTACCCTTGGGTACGAATCCTTGTGGTCCGGAAGACGAGGGTGTCTTTGTCGGAAAGCTTCCTGAAGACATGGGAGCAGGACGTGATCCCGGAGGGGAGTCAGATTCTGGAGGGCCCGCTACGCGCGCACCGGCAGAGCTACAAGCTGGAAGTGAACGGGGCCGAGATGGCCGTGGGTGGCTTGGACAACCCGACTCGTCTCTACTCTACTGACTGGGACATCATCTACGTCCAAGAGTGTACGGAGCTAACGGAGGACGAGTGGGAGCGCCTGCGACGGGGTCTGCGTAACTGGAAGATGCCGATCCAGATGCTACTGGGTGACTGCAACCCCGAGAGCAACCGGCACTGGCTGTACCGCCGGTTCTTGGATAAGAGGACCGAGAGACTGGACTCCCGGCACCAAGACAACCCGAAATGGTTCAGTACCAAGATCAAGGACTGGACTCCCGAGGGCCTCGCGTACCTGCAGAACCTGTCTAGGCTGACCGGTGTCCGTAAGCGGAGACTCCTGTTCGGGGAATGGGTGTCGGCAGAGGGCGCTGTGTGGGAAGAGTGGGACGACACCCGGCACATCATCCAGAGGCCTCCCGGTGACGTGATGGCGGCACTGGGTATCCGGTGGGTATTTGGGTCTATGGACTGGGGCTATACGGCGGCTGGCGTGCTGCAGGTGTGGGCCGTGGACCAAGAGAACCGGATGTACCTCCTGAAGGAGATCTACCGGACAGGCCAGCAACTAGAGTGGTGGGCAGACCGTGTCGTGAAGGTATGGCTAGAGTACAAGCTACAGGCAATCGTCGCTGACCCGTCTAGACCTGACGCGATCAAGCTTGTGAATGACCGGCTGAACGATGCCGGAGCGCCCCGGCTCGTGCGCGCGGCGAACAACCGGAGGACCACCATCGGTGGAGACCTAGGCGGACTAGACATGGTCAGGCAAAAACTCCGCGTGCAACCGGACGGGTCGTGCGGTCTGTATATGCTTGCGGACGCTCTGGACACGAGAGATGCCGAGCTACACGAAAAAGGCTTGCCGTGCAGCACGTCTGAGGAGATTCCTAGCTATGTTTACGTCAGCGTGGGCGAAGGAAAGCTAGATACCGAGCGCACGGACCCTGATTGCGCTGACCACGGTTGCGATGCTATGCGGTACGCAGTGACGTTCGTGTGGAGGCGTGACCTATCACCGGAAAAGGATCACTCGCGCAAGCAAGTGTTGACTTGGGGACAGGTTTTAGGGCATGATGAAGTCTGGGAAGAATCTGGCGGTCGCCCAAAGCACCTGAAATAGCAAATGCTCAACTGTGAACCTCAGAATCTACTAGCTGAAGTGCAGGCAGCGGAGCGGTACCGGGACGAGCACATGCGCTCGTATGACCGCAGGCGCCGTCGGTTCATGGGCCCGAGCTATACCGGTGACGAGCTTGAGGGCTACGAGCCGGAAAACCACGAGTTCGAGTACATTTCGCTATTGCTTCCCAAGACCGTGTTCGACAACCCGCGCGTGAAGGTCATGTCTACGCGCATGGGACCGATTCAGGACATTGCGTCCGCTATCCAAGCCGGAATGAACCGTTGGATCCGCGACGTAAAGCTCCGCAAGACTTTGGTTCGCGTGGGCGTGGATACCTATATGTGCTGGGGCGCGACGGTCGTGCGTATGGAAGCCGACAATGCGCGCGTTCCGCCCATGTGGTCTGGCGTGTCTACGCCGTACCGGCCTATCGTAGAACGGATCAGCCCGAAGCGTGTGTTTTGGGACCCGCTTGCACTCGACATTTCCGAGGCACGGTTCATCGGGCACATGTGGGTCCGGGACAAAGAGGACCTAGTCAACGTCGCTAAAGCCCATCCCGAGGACGGGTGGGATTTGGACGCGGTGATGTCGATTTCGGACGACTCAGGGATCGACAAGCTCGACCGGGACAACAAGTACGGGACCCCTACGCGCAAGGAAGTCGTCTGCTACGAGATGTACATCCCCGGGTACCAGATCGAGGGTGAGCCCGGCCCGGAAGACGGCTTTAACGGAGCGATTTTCACCATCGCTGTGAGCGGGTCTACGGAATCTGGTGGCAAGAAAGCCGCCGGGATCCGCAAGCCACGCATGTACTACGGGCCCCCGGAAGGCCCGTACACGATCTTCGGTATCTACCCGGTCCCGGACGAGACCGCGCCCCTCTCGCCTACGGTCGCTATTCAGGCTCAGGTCGAAACCCTGAACATGCACGCGAAAGCGGTCATGAAGGCCGCTAGCCAGCGCAAGCGCATCGCGTTTGTTTCGCGCGCGGAGCCCGACCTGCAGAAAAAGGTAAAGCGTGCAGAAGACGGCGACGTCGTCCCGGTCAACACGGAAGAGCTGAACAACAACCTGAAGGAAGTCGAGCTTGGCGGTGTGACACCCGCCGCGATCAACGCACTTCAGATCGAGCGCGAGCGCCGTGACCGCATCTCGGGCATGTCTGACGCTATGCGAGGCAATGTTGCCGGTGCCGGTACGGCTACCGAGAACGCGATTGCTGCCGAGGCTAGCACGGCTCGCATGGCGTTCATCAAGCAGCAGTTCACCGATGGCACGATGGAGATGCTCCGGAAGGTAGCGTGGTACATGTACCATGATGACCGGATCGTCTTCCCGGTAGGCGATGAACTGCAAGAGCAGAACATGGCCGCGGCTATGATGCAGGGTGGCGGGGTCGGCGCCGCTATGCCGGGCATGGGTCCTATGGGTGGTATGGGTATGCCGGGTATGGGTATGCCGGGCATGCAGCCCCAAGGCCCCCAGCAACCCAAGGACGCGGCCCCGAGCGAGGAAGTCTTTGTCCAGAAGGGCGAGCCTTGGTATCAGGGAGGGGTCCCGGCAGAAATGACCGGGTACAGCTTCCGGGACCTAGACCTAGACATCGAGCCGTACTCGATGGAGCGCACGTCCGAGATGCAGCAGTCCCGTCGGATGATGGAGCTGGTGCAGATCGTGACGCAGATCCTGCCCGCAGCGCTTCAGGCCCCGGTCGATCTGCAAGCGATGATGAACGCGATTGGCAACATGGCCAACGTTCCCGAGCTTGCACGCATCATCGACATCAAGGCCGCGCGCCAGCTTCAGGCACAAATGCTGCAGGGCGCGGTCACGGCAATCTCTAATCCCCCGGCAAAGCTTGCTAAGGACGTCGGCGGGTCCAAGGGCGTATCGCCCCCGGGCGGATCGCCTCCGAAGCCTAGCGGGTCCCCGGTGGCAAAGCCCAAAACGACTAGCCCGTCTATGGCTCGCGGGGTCCAACCAAACTACGGTGGAGGAATGGCGACGTAATGCTGTATCTGTTTCAGGACGTAGGCACAGGGAAAGTAGTTGAGCTGGACTACCCCATGGGCAAGGCGCCCAAGATCGGCTCGTCTATCTCTAAATCCGGAATGACGCTTGTTCGTATTCCCGTCATCCCGGAGGGCTTGGTAAGGCCGGACGCGAAGTTCGTATCTCATTCGCTTCCTCGTAACTGGCCACACGCCAAGGACCATGAGCCCGGCACGGGCAAGCCTCGGTTCAACAGTATTCACGAGGTCCGGGAGGCCGAGGCAAAGTCTAGGGATACGAAAGCTGACGCGGTGGCATATGACTGAGAACAAAGAACAAGTACAAGCACAGGTAACCGAACCGGCAGTGTACGGCACCGAGGCCGTAGAAACGACGCAGGCGGAACAGGAGTTCCTCGACCGCGCGTTTCCTGTCGAAGGTTCCGCACCAGAGAAAACCGATCCCGTCCGGGCCGAAGACGGGAAGTTCGCCAAGCAAGAGTCGCAGCAACAGGAGGCTGAACAAGCCAAGCCCAAGGGCTACGACAAGGCCATTAAGGCATTAAAGCTTGACGGATGGACGGACGAAGACGTTTCGAGCCTTAGCCCTGATCGAGTAATCGCGCTAGGCAAGAAGGCGAAAGAGCGTCATTCGGAAATCGGCAAGAAGCTTCAGTCTCAATCCAGTCAGGGCACAGAAGACGTTCAAGACGCTGGTGACGACAGCGTTGCGCAGTCATCTGATAGCCCGGTCAACGAGGATGCAGATGATGGGCCGCAAGAGACTACGCCGGAGCCCGGTTCAGCGGAACCAACAGGCCAACCGACGTATGACCTCAAGGCAATCATCAAGCCTGTATCCGATGCTATTGGCCTAGGAGATGAGGTTGGCGACGCCCTTTCGCGCGCGCTGGAACAGGCGCTATCCCCTCTGCAATCTGAACTGCATGCGTACCGTCAAGCGCATATGGAAATGATTGCGCAGCGTGGTGTAGAGCTAGGCGAGCGTGCAAGGCAATCGCTTCAGGCAGACTTTCCGGGCCTGAAGGATGAGGCGAAGTTCGAGAAGGTCGTTACGCGGATGACCGAGCTGGCCAAGGTCAAGCAATACGAATCTATGGATTCGTTGATGCGGGATGCAGCCAAGATCGAGTTGTTCGACGACGTAAAGACAACGCACTCCAAGAACCACGCATCATCGCGGAAGAGCATGGGTCAACCCGTAACCCAGAGCCGAACCGCACCCGCTCAGTCTCTATCGGCCCAAGACCGCGAGGACTTGGCCCTAGACGCACTGCTAGCGGGCAAGGGGCGCGATGCCGCCAAGGCAGCGTACTTCGGGAACTAACAAACAACCACAAAACAAGGACTGAGACATGGGTTCCGCACTCTCTACGTTCTCGGACTTCGTGGCATCGACCGGCCCGTCGTACCTGACGTCGGCTGACTCGCTGATCAACGAAGTACAGAAGAACAGCTACATCATGCGCCGCTTCCTCAAGGGCGCAGAAAAAACCTTCGTGCTGCAAGGTGGCTCGAAGATCAAGGACGCGCTGATCCTCGACGAGGCCAGCACGTTCCAACAGTACCAACCGAACGACACGTTCACTTGGTCTAACCCGCAAGTGATGACCGAGATGGAGCTGAACTGGCGCTTCTCGGTTGACCACATGTCGTGGACCGACCAAGAAATCGAGCTGAACACGGGCGGCCTTTCCAACGAAGCACTTCGTGGCGTGTACAAGCGCCTGAAGCGCGAGAAGGAAATGCGCATGTGGACGAGCATGATCAACGGCTGGGAAGACCTGTTGTGGCGATTGCCGAACAACAGCGAGATGGAATCCGCAGACGGCCTCTATCCGTACTCAATCCCGGCGCTGGTCAACGAGCAGACCAACGGCCTGTACACGGGTTTCACCAACATCCACGGCATCCCGGCTGGCACCAAGACCCGTTGGCGCCCGCAACAGGAATCGTTTACCGGCGCCGACGCGGCAACTGTAGACAACGTTGGCAACGTCATTTCGGCGTTTGACAAGATGTTCTACAAGATCCGCTTTGAGGCCCCGCCGACGAAGCAAGAGTACTTCGAGACCCCGAAGTACCAGTCCCAGTTTATTGCTTGCTCGCGCAAGGCCTTGAACCTGTACCAGCGCCTCCTGCGCCATTCGCAAGACCGTTTTACGGGCATTGCGAACTATCAGGACCCGGCGTATTTGACGCCTCAGTACGGCGGCATCGACTTGCAGTACGTCGCGTCCTTGGACACGGCGGCACTGTACTCGAACGGCTCGGGCGGCTTTGTTGCCGAAGATGGCGCCGCCTCTTTTGTCGGCCCGCGCTACTACTGGCTCAACGGCCAGTACTTGAGCCCGGTCTTCCACACGAGTCGCTACATGGTCCAAAAGACCCCGATGACTCACCCGAACCAACCGTTTACGACTGTCGTGGTGACCGACTGCTGGTGGAACCTTGTGGTCCGCTCGCGTCGCCGTCAGGGCATCGTGTACCCGACCAGCTCTAGCACCAGCCCCTACTGATAGGAGATAGCAACAATGTTTAACTTCCAAAGCATCAGTGTAAAAGGTCCGGCAACGTCTAGTGCTGGCGAAATCGCCAACATTGACCTTGTCTTGACTGCACCCGCGTCTGCCTTGACCGCTGGTCAAGTCGTGGCTTTGCCTGCCCCGACAGTGGCTGGAACTGGCCAAGGTGTTTATGCCTACATCCCCACAACTGGCGTTGTTGCCTTGGCAACACAAGCCATGTGTGAAGTTGTAACGGCCCGTAGAGTGTTCGGGGTTGTGTTAGCCGACGCTGCGGCTAACGGACCCGTCACCGTGCGCGTCCGCGGCGCGTGCAAAGCCATGATGACGGCCAGCATGACCGACGTCAATTATGGCGGCGGTTCGTTGACTGTTGGCGGTACCAGCGGCGCGCTGACAAACTTGGCTGCTGGCGCTACAGGAGCGGACTTCCAACTGGCATTGGCTATTCCGTTGGAAGCGACGGGAGTCGCTGGCTCTGTTGTTAAGTCCGTCCTCTTTGACGGCATCAGCGCGTTTGGCGTGACCGGCGAAGCCTAATACGCAACTAGCTAGTAACGCGCCGCCATCGGAGGCAACCCCTTCGGTGGCGGTGCTATTTTTGGTATGCTGTAGCCATGGCCCTGACCGTGCAATCAGTACTATCCCAAGTCGAGCACGCTCTTGGCGGCTCACTGTCAAGCCAGCTTGAGGAAATGTCCTTGCTCGATGAAGCAGGGCAGTACCTTGTGTCGATGCATAACTGGGCGTGGTTGGACCGGCCTAGCGTCCCGCTGAACGTGCGCAAGGACATTACGTTTACGGGCGCCTCTGCTACATGGGCTAACAATCACAAGCATTTGACTAAGACAGGTGCGTTTACGGATTACACCTACCTAGACGGAGACTCGCTTTTGATGACGGCTGGCTCCGGAGCGTGGGCCGCTGGCAAGTCGTACAAGGTTGCTAGCAAGCAAAACAACAACCAGATCTTCCTTGACCCGTCACTTGACACGACGGATTCGCCTACTGGTATGACCGCTACGTTGCAATGCACGGGCGTGGCGCTACCGGACGACTTTGCCGAGGTTATCGACATCCAGCCGACACAGGGCTTGGTCAACTCGTTTCAAATGGTTGATCCCGCGTTCCTGAACCAGCTCAGAACAAATGAAGTCGCCGTTGGCAACTTCAGGATGTTCGGTGCCATTGTGCGCGGCGAGTCCATTCGCAAGATGAAGGGCCCGGGCTATC